GTTTTTTATCAAAAACTAAAACATTTTTTCCTTTTTGAAAAACCATTAAATCGGTTTTATAAATCTTTACACTTGCAGTCCCTTCGAGTAAAATACCATCATCTGTTATTTTTTTCTCTCGGAAAGGTTTAACTTGAGCGGTTTTGGTCACACCATCTTTGGTTATCTCCAAATCAATTCCACTAATGGCATCTTTTTTACTTCCAAGTTCACCAACAATTTCAACTTTAACTCCTTTACCAAAATATCTTCTTAATATTGAAGCTGTTATTTCTTCACGTTTTGACCCCACGGCATCTTTTTCAATTAAGACCTTTAACAAGTTTTGAAATGTTGAACTCTCTCGATTAAATATTTGAAATTTATAATGGTTAATTGCGGAAATGAATCTTAAAGCTTCTTTCTTTTGTTCTTCTGTATTTTTATTTTTAAAATTAATTGTTGGTTTTTTTGTCAATTTATTAATAACTTGATTCAAATCATTTAATAAAATACAGAATGTTGTATAATTTGTATTTAATTTATTAATTATTGACCTCCCTGTTCCTTCTAAATCATAAACACCTGACATTTGGTTATTAGCAGGATTTTCAACATAATTCTCAGAAAAAACTTCTCTCATAATTTTATCGATACCTTTCATGTAAATCCATTTAACATCTTCGTTGATGTTAAATAACTTTCTATAAAATTCATTTTCATCTGATGAACACATTTCTGATTTACCCTCGCTCAATATTTGTTTCATTTTTGTGGACTCTAAAAGTTTTGTTTCAGTTTTCATTTCATATAACTTGGAAACAAAATCCCAATTTACAACTTTCCAAAAGTTTGAAATGTACTCATCTCTTTTATTCCTATACTTTAGATAGTAAGCGTGTTCCCATAAATCTAATCCTAATAACGGGAATCCACCACCTTCGATAACATTCATTAAAGGATTATCTTGGTTTGGAGTAGACATAATTTTTAAAGTATTTCTTGATGTTAAAACTAACCACACCCATCCGGACCCAAATCTTTCTTTTGCAATTTTTTCAAACTCTGATTTAAAGGATGAAAAACTACCATATTGTTTGTTGATTTTTGTTAACAAATCCCCTTTAAGTTTTTTAGGTGTTGGTGACAACATATTCCAAAACAAAGCGTGGTTAAAAGCCCCACCGGCATTATTTCGTATTGTTTTGTCAAATCGACTGATTGTCTTAATGATTTGTTCTAATTCTAAATCTCCCTGTTTTTTCTTTGAAAGAGCGTCATTCAATTTATCAACATAACCTTTATAATGTTTGTTGTAGTGAAATTCCATCGTTTCAGGGTCGATGAATTGTTTCAAGGCTGAATAAGAGTAAGGTAATTTCTCAATTCCTATTTTCTTCATTTCTGTAATCAACAGATTTTTTTCTTTAAGTACGTGACTCTCAAGAATTTTTGTTTCTAACTGTTGAATTTTTTGTTCTATTTTTTTCATATATTTGGATTAACCATTACATATAAATAATCAAAAATTAATTTAACGACGCATTTCATTAATTCTTTTCAAAATTTCTTCAGCGGCGTCAGCGGTATTTTGATTATCTCCCATGACAGTTGCAATCACTTGTTTCTTATTATGAAGTATATCGTAAATAATACCTTCAATCGTATTCTCAAAAATCGGATAATAAACTAGTACATTATTTTTTTGCCCGTATCTATAAGCACGGTCTTCCGCCTGTGCGTGGTCGGATGGTAAGAACGATAAATCATTAAAGATTACCGCTTCTGCGGATGTCAATGTAATACCAACTCCGGCGGCTTTAATATTTCCAACAAATACCTTTATCTTATCGTTTTCTTGAAATTGGTCAACACTAAATTGTCTCTCAACTTTAGACATAGACCCATCAAGTTTAACCACAGATTTTCCAAAATGTTCTGTAATTTTATTTAATGAATCTGTAAAGTTACAAAAAATTATAACTTTTTTATCTTGCTCAATAATATTTTCCGCAATTTCTATTGTTTGACTTATTTTTTCATCTGCAATAATTTGACGAATTTTAGTTAGTTTTGTAAATTGAACCGTTAAAGATTTTGACTCTTCGGGATTTTTTTCATACCAATTATAATAATCTCCCATTACTTCCTCGTAAAGTTTGGACTTTAATCTTAAGTAAACCGGAGTGATAATTTTATCAGGTAAATCCAAAACATTTTCTTTTAATCTTCTTAATGTTAAACCTACAGTTCTATCTCGTAATTCTTCAAGGTTTGATGCTCCTTGAACATTCCATATTTTTCTTGGACCAACTTTGAATTGAAAACCGGAACAGTAACGAATAACATATGCCATCCAATTCTTGGCAACAGGTGAATCAATTAAACTAAGTAAGTTAAAATAATCGATTGGACGGGAGGTCATAGGTGTACCGGTTAACAACCATAATCTATCAACACTCTTGGTAATATCATTGATAAGTTTTGTGCGTTGTGCTTGTGCATTTTTGATATAATGGGCTTCATCAATAATAATCAAATCAAATTTTGACGTTAAGATGAGAGAATCATCTTTCTTTTTTGGGTCATGAAAATTCTTTATAATGTCGTAATTAACAATAACAAAGTCATCTTCTGTACTAAATTGTTTTCCTTCTGAAATAAAAATTGGTCTATCAGAATAATTTTCAATCTCTCGTTTCCAGTTAATTTTAAGAGTTGCCGGACAAATGATTAGGATTTTCTTTGCTCCGGTTTCTAACGCTGCGATAATTGTTGAGGTTGTTTTACCAAGACCCATATCATCAGCAAGGATAAACTTTTTATTTTCGACTAATTTTTGGATAGCTTCTTTTTGGTGTTCAAGAGGAGGACGGTTAGAATATTTTGAGTAATCAATAACAACATCCTTAACGGTATTGTCTTTAATGATTGCCGCTTTTGGTAACCAAAAATGGTGTAGTTCCTCATTTTCAAATACTTTACCCCAAATATGGAACGCCTTTTCCTTATCGGATAATAATTTTTCCACCCAAACTTTTTTAGGTATTTCGGTGTATAGTTTATCATCCGCAAGTTTTTGTGCGAAGTAGGCATCAAGAATTACCCATTTCTTAGCGACTTTGGGTTGTTTGTCGTGATTGTTAATTATGTATTCTGATTGACTCCTTGTTGGGTAAAACTTTTTATTTAATTGAGACTTTCGTTTTAATTCAATTAGGTAGTTATTACCACCTTCATAGGTTTCCAATAGGGACAATGCTTTTGACTCGAGACTTACATCCATCTATACAAAAAATATTTGAATAAAATATAGTTGATATTGAAGTATTTATCAATATATGCAAAAATTAGTTCCAATTACAAGATTAGGTAAGTTCTTCGGAACGGAGGATTACACCTTAGACATCGGTATGGGTGAGGAGTGGTTATTGGGTGATATGAACTTCACGGTAATCCTATATCGTATCGATAGATATAAAACCAAAACAGATGATGTTTATGGTGAAGTTACGGAAGACGGTATCCAATTCATGGTACCTGTTGAATTACAAGGTTTGGTTCAGGTAATGGCGCCATCATCTAAATTAATTGCCAGTTCTAAACTTGAAATGCAGGAACCAGGTAATATGAAATTCTCAGTGTATCAAAAAACTCTTGATGAATTGGGTGTTGAAATATTTTTCGGTGATTATCTTGGGTATTATGAAACTGAGGATAGAGTTAGATATTATGTGGTAAGTGACGATGGATATGTTAGGTCTGATAATAAACATACTTATGGTGGATACAAACCATTCTACAGAACTATTGTTGCGACTTACGTAAGTGAAAACGAATTTAAAGGAATATAATGGAATACATAATAACTGAGAGTAAATTATTTAACGCAATCTATCAGTATCTTGATAGTTATCTAAACCCAAGTGAAATGGATTGGGTTTATGGTTTTGGCGAAGATGAGGATGGTTATTCTGATATGGATATTGAAGATGAAAACTTTTTAATATTCTATAAAGGAGAATATGAGGGAGAAGAAAATAGTGATATAGTTTTTAATTATTTTGATGTTGACTTCTATGATGAAAATGACCCATCACATAAACCGTTTAGAAATCAAGCACCGGTTTTAGAAATTATGGGTGAATATGCGGAACATTTAGACAATGTCTTTAATGAATATTGGGAAGAACCTATGAAAAAATGGTTTCAAGATAATTTTCATTTACCGGTTAAATCGTTGTCTACACATTATTAATGATGAAAGTATTAGTTAAAGAATCCCAATTAAGGAGAATATTTGAAATCGTTACCAATAACGAAGAAGATAATTTTATAGGTAAACGAGTGATGGTTTATTATAACCTTCACAAACATACATTTTCGGTGACATATAAATCTAAAGTGATAATGCATGCGGATTATGTTAAGTTAGGTGATGTTGAGTTTAGAGTTAGAAAAGGTGGGAAAGACAGAGTTCGTTCAGAAAAATCAAAAAATGTTCATGCGTTTGTTATTGGAGATTTAATGGATTTTTGTGAATACCCTTGTGATAATATTCCGGACCCATCATCAGACATGATTATTACATATAATCCATACAAGTATGATTCATTTGTTTATAAATCAAGTGGAGAGCCAATTTATGGTGCAACTGAAGTAGATATGATAAATTCACAAAATAAATTATTTGTAGTTAAGAAATAAAATGCCATTACCAAAGAAAGTTATACCAACATTACCATTAGTCCCACACAAGACATTGTCTGCTCGTAGGGAACAACTATTGGAATATATTAATAAAGACGGGACATATCTTCCTAAATCAGTATTACACGCCGATTTAGATAGAGGAATGTTAGATTTTGTTAAAAATGATTTAGAGGTTATTACCGCAGGAAAAGTGGTTCCGATGGTGGATATCATTATCACATCACAAAACTGGTCTCAATATGTTGAGACGGCTTTATTTGTGGATTTAGATTATAACCCATCCCCGCCCTTTATTACGGTAGTTAGAAGTCCTGAAGTTAAATTCGGAACCAACCCTTCATTACAATATACAATTCCTGATAGAAAACAATTTTACTACGCATCTGTCCCAACTTGGAATGGAAACGAACAGGGTATGGATATCTACACAATACCTCAACCGGTTCCTGTTGATATCAATTATAGTGTGAAGATTATTTGTAATCGTATGAGAGAACTTAATCAGTTGAATAAAGTGATTATGCAAAAATTCTCATCAAGACAGGCATATACATTTATCAAAGGTCAATACGTCCCAATTATAATGAATAATGTTTCGGACGAATCCCAAATGAGTTTGGAGTCAAGAAAGTATTATGTTCAATCGTATGACTTTACAATGTTAGGTTATTTGATTGATGAAGAAGAATTTCAGGTTAAACCTGCAATTGCAAGAGTTACTCAACTTATGGAATTAACGGGTGCTGGAAATGCCGGAAAGAAAAATAAAACATTAGAAAATCCAAATGAATTTTTGGAGAATTATTTATTTGTTATTGGAAACGATACTTTAAGTGATATTGTTGCTTACACCGCTAATCTTTCTTTTGGAACTTGGACTAATATTGATTCTTTTGATGTTTATATTAATGGTGATTATTTTGGAACTGATGTTCAAAATATTCAGATAACAACTAATGATATTTTACGTATTGATGTGGTTAAAACTGATGAGACAAAAGAGTCTTCAATACAGTTCGATAACCTATTAGTTTAATCCTCTCCGTAGATATCTTTCTTCTCTTTACAGGTTTCTACGATTAATTTTTCCAAAAACTTATAAATTTTTAATCCTCGTTTTTCACAGTACTTTTTCAGTATCTCATGGACGGCGGGGTCAATTTTAATATTCTTGATTTCTTTTGTCTGTTTCATAGGTAGAAAAAAGGTAGAATTAATTCATACTCTTTACAAATACATATCTAAAAGTAAAGTTTTTTGATATTTTATCGAATATTTATCTATAAAATAAATCTACAATAGAATAATTAGATAATGGCAACAGCACAAGCAAATCAAAAAGTTTTCGTTTCACCGGGGGTATACACTTCAGAAACTGACTTATCATTCGTAGCACAAAGTGTGGGTGTTACTACCCTAGGTTTAGTTGGTGAGACTTTAAGAGGTCCTGCATTTGAACCGGTATTTATAACAAACTACGACGAATTCCAAGCCTTTTTCGGAGGAACAGAACCAACTAAATTTGTTAACACACAAATCCCTAAATATGAAGCGGCTTACATCGCTAAATCATACTTACAACAATCGAATCAGTTGTTCGTGACAAGAATCTTAGGATTGTCAGGATATGATGCTGGTCCGTCTTGGAGTGTTAGAGTTACTGCGAATGTAGACCCTACAACTGTAATCCAAAACCCAACCGGAGCAACTGCTTGGTCTGTATCTTTTACAGGTTCAACAAGTGCGGGTACCGTTAATTTTATTAGTGGTTCATTCCCAACTGCGGTTCAGACTAACTTCAACACACAATATAGATTATCAGATGGTAGTACTTCTACATATAATAATGATATTACAAATACAATTTTAGATGTTGTTGGTGACCCAACATTATCTGCAACTACTGCGGTGGCTTACGGACCACTTCCGGAAGATGATTATTGGACGTTAATTAATCAATACGGTACAATAGTGAACGCTTATGGTGTTGATACTCTTGATTTAGCCGATAATGATTTATCTGCAGGGGAGAATGATTCTTGGTATTATGCAAACTTTAACAATTATACAGGGAATGCTTATTCAGGGTATTCATTTTATTATGACTTTAATTCAATTACTACAGGTGTAACTGATAGTTTCTCAGGAACAATTTCAGGAGAATATTATAGTTTTATTGGTACGGCATACACTGAATATAACAACATGGTTGTTGCAACACTTCGTTCAAGAGGTATATCATTATATGTTAATAGCTCAACTAGTGATAATCACGGTCCTGTTTATGAAGTTAGTGCGACAACTAACGTAACATTATTGAGTTCAGACCAATATTCAAGTATTGATAAAAACCCTTATGCGTCATTTGGATTATCAGGTGTTACTAAAGATGGTGATAATTTTACATTTGAAACTAATTTATTAGCATCATCTTCAAAATTCCTTACTAAAGTATTAGGTATTGATAATTTTGGGAAATCAAGAAATGAAGTTCCTTTATTTGTTGAAGAAATTTATCCTTCTTCGTTGGCATATGCTTATAACCAAGGTTATATTAAAGGTATTAATCCTCAATTGGTTTCATTACCGGATGCTAAAAGTGAAAACCCTTCATCAATTGCATACAATGTTAACCAATATCAATCACCTGTAACACCATTCTTAGTTTCTGAGTTGAGAGGTAATAAAGTTTATAAATTATTTAAATTTGTTTCAATCTCTGATGGGGACGCTGCGAATTTAGAAGTTAAAGTATCGATTGCTAATTTATCATTCAACAACATGACATTTGATATCTTAGTAAGAAATTTCTTTGATACTGACTCTAATCCGGTTGTTATTGAGAAATTCACTAACTGTAATATGGACCCTAACTCTAACAACTTCGTTGCTAAGAAAATTGGTTCTACTAATGGAGAGTATGCATTACTTTCAAAATATGTAATGATTGAGATGGCTGATGAGGCACCAATAGACGCAATTCCTTGTGGATTTGAAGGATATACTCAAAGAGAGTATGATACGGTTTTAAACCCGTCTCCGGTTCCAAAATTCAAAACAAAATATTTCTTCCCTGGTGAAACTATTGCTAATCCACCATTTGGAGCGGCAACAGGCGGTTCTAATTTAGTGGAATCTCCGGGAGACATTGTTAGAAGAACTTATTTAGGTTTCTCAACACAATATGGTATTGACGAATCATTCTTAACTTATAAAGGTAGACAAAATCCACAATCTTGGGTTATTGCTCCTCAACCAATTGAAGGTGCTGCTTGGAATTACGTAAGTAAAGGATTCCATATGGACTCAGGAGCTACAGTTGTTACTATTACAAATAGTTCATTAACAAGTGGTCAAACAGCATTTGAATGTGGTACTGCGGATTTCAGATTTGACCCTGAAACTCAAGAAAACCCTTACTACTTCATTTATTCAAGAAAATATACTGTATGTTTTGCAGGTGGATTTGACGGATGGGATATCTATAGAGAATTTAGAACAAATCAAGATAGATTCCAATTAGGTCAATCAGGATTCTTAGCGGGAGCATCGTCTTCTACAAGATACCCTAACGCTACAGGTAGTGGTTTATTTAAACGAATTACAGTTGCTAACAATACTCAAGATTTTGCAAATACTGATTATTACGCTTATTTACTTGGTATTTTAACATTTGCGAATCCTGAGGCAACAAACATTAATATATTAGCAACTTCAAGTATTGATTATATTAACAATTCAAACTTAGTAGAAGAGACAATTGATATGGTTCAATATCAAAGAGCAGACTCGGTTTATATTGCAACAACACCTGATTATAATATGTACACTCCAGATGCTACAAACCCTCAAGATATTATTTATTCTCAAGAGGCGGTTGATAACTTGGACAATACAGGAATTGACTCTAACTATACTGCAACTTACTATCCTTGGATTTTAACAAGAGATACAGTTAACAATACACAAATTTATTTACCTGCAACAGGTGAAGTTTGTAGAAACTTAGCGTTAACAGATAACATTGCATTCCCATGGTTCGCATCAGCGGGTTACACAAGAGGTCTTGTAAATTCTGTTAAAGCGAGAGTTAAATTGACTCAAGAAGATAGAGACACATTGTACCAAGGTAGAATTAACCCTATCGCAACTTTCTCAGATGTTGGTACGGTTATTTGGGGTAATAAAACATTACAAGTTGCTGACACAGCACTTAACAGATTAAATGTAAGAAGATTATTACTTCAAGCTCGTAAGTTAATTTCAGCGGTGGCAGTAAGATTATTGTTCGAACAAAACGACCAAATTGTTAGACAACAATTCTTAGATAGTGTTAACCCAATTTTAGACTCAATCAGAAGAGATAGAGGTTTATACGATTTCCGTGTAACTGTTTCGTCTTCACCTGAGGATTTAGATAGAAATACATTAACAGGTAAAATTTACTTGAAACCGACGAAAGCGTTAGAGTTCATTGATATTGAATTCTTCATCACTCCAACAGGAGCTTCGTTCGAGAATATTTAATGAAAACCATAAGTGGGGATACGTCCCCACTTTTTAGCCAATTATGAAAAAAAATACATTAAAAGAAGGAATTGATGAACAAGGTACACCTGATATGAAATATTATGCATTTGATTGGGATGATAACATAGTTCATATGCCAACCAAAATTATAGTTAAAACTGAAGACGGTGAAGAAATTGGTATGAGTACTGATGATTTTGCAGAATACAGACATCAATTAGGGGAAGAACCTTTTGAGTATAATGGTGAAACTATTGTGGGATATGGTGAAGAACCGTTTAAAAATTTTCAAACACCGGGAGATAAGAACTTTTTGATTGACTCAATGAGAGCTAAACTTGGACCAGCGTTTGACGACTTTAGAGAAGCTATTAACAGAGGTTCTATCTTTTCTATAATAACCGCTCGAGGACATAACCCTAACACCTTAAAACAAGCTGTTTACAATTACATAATTGAAGGGTTTAATGGTATTGATAAAGATGAGTTAATTAAAAACTTAAAAAAATATAGGAGTATTTCAGGTGATGATGAGATGAGTGATGATGAATTAATTAAAACATATTTAGATATGTGTAGATTTCATCCTGTTTCTTATAACGACCCTGAAGGTGCTGCAAATCCTGAAGAGGCTAAAGTTCGTGCAATGGATAAATTTGTGGACCATATTAAAGATATCTCTTCAAAATTAGACAAAAAGGCGTTCCTTAAAAAAGAGGTGAGTAATAATTTTGTACCATCAAAACCAACTATTGGATTTTCAGATGATGATATTCAAAATTTGGAGGTTATGAAAAAACACTTTAAAGACAAAGAAGACAATATTGTAAAAACTTATTCAACAGCAGGAGGAATAAAAAAAGAATATTAACTAGTATTAAAGAACTAGTAATAAATAATTAAATAAAAAACTAGTTAAATAAACTAGAATTAAATAAACTAGACTGGATTATAACGATAATAAATTAAATTCAGAAAGTCAATAAAAATATTTTCCATTTGGATATATTTATGATAATAAACAAAGAAAAACTAATTTAAAATAATATGGCTGATTTATTGATGAAAATGCCGATTCCTTACGAACCGAAAAGACAGAATCGATTCATACTAAGGTTTCCATCAAGCTTAGGGATTAACGAATGGTTTGTAGAAAGTACTGCAAGACCTAAAATTAAAATTGCTTCTACTGAAATACAATTTTTAAATACATCTACCTATGTTGCGGGTAGATTTAATTGGGATGAAATACCTGTTAAATTTAGAGACCCAATTGGACCATCTGCGGCACAAGCTCTTATGGAATGGGTTCGTTTACACGCTGAATCTGTTACAGGTCGTATGGGTTATGCTGCGGGTTATAAAAAAGATATTGACCTTGAGATGTTAGACCCAACAGGAGTTGTGGTAGAAAAATGGATTCTCTATGGTACATTCTTAACTAGTGTTGATTTTGGTTCGTTAGGGTACAGTACTGATGGTCTTGCTGACATTAGTGTATCATTAAGAATGGACCGTTGTGTATTAGTTTATTAATTTTTTAAAAAAAATAAAAACATATGTGTTGATAAAAAATCAATACTAATTATATTTAACCGTAAAGACATAAACTTTACGGTTATTTTTTTATATGGAAAATCAAGCAATAGAATACGGACAACAAAACTTTACGTTACCACATGATGTAGTACCACTACCATCGGGAGGAGTGTTTTACAAAAATAAAAAGAAATCTATCAAGGTAGGTTATCTAACAGCTAATGACGAAAATATTTTAATGGCGGGTGGGAATGATATGACCTCAACACTATTAAGAGGTAAAATCTACGAACCAGACCTTAGGATTGAAGATATGTTAGAAGGAGATGTTGAAGCAATTTTAATATTCTTAAGAAATACAGGTTTTGGACCTGAGATTAATTTAAATTTAATTGACCAATTAACAAAAAAACCATTTCAAACAACAGTTTATTTAGATGAGTTAAATGTTATTAATGGACAAACACCTAATGAAGATGGTACTTTTATTACTCAATTACCTAAATCACAAGCTACAATAAAATTAAAACCTATAACTTATGGTGAGATTTTAGAAATAAGCAAGTTAGAAGACTCATATCCTCAAGGAAGAGTTGTTCCAAAAGTAACTTGGAGATTACAAAAAGAAATTATAGAGGTAAATGGAAGTGCTGATAAATCAGAAATAGCTAAGTTTATCGAACAAATGCCGATTTTGGATTCAAAATTCATAAAAAAATTTATGAATGATAATGAACCAAGATTAGACATGAGTCGAGTTGTAATCACCCCATCAGGAGAAAAGATGACAGTTAATGTCGGATTTGGGGTTGAGTTTTTTCGTCCTTTCTTCTGATTATAGAAAAGGACAGATAGATGAATTCTACTATTTGAACAAATTAATGAACATAACTTATCAAGATTTTCAAACAATGCCACTATTTGTTAGAAAATATTTGTTAGATAAGTGGATTGAAGATAACACAAAGGACTGAAAACTCAGTCCTTTTGTATTTATATTAAAACACCATTCAAATTATGGCAGCAGGAGACGAAGAAAAAAAAATAGAAGACGCAGGTAAAAGCTCATTAAGTTATAGTAAACAATTAGCTGAAGCTTTTAAAATAAATTTTGAAACGTTAGCAAAAACAATTGAGGACACTTATAAAGCCCAAGTCGAGCTCAATAAAGCTTTTGGACAAGGACAAGAAAGACTCACTGAAACGTATAGGGCGGTTTCCGATGCTGCTCCAAGAGTTGCTCGTTTAGGTGGAGATATAAAAGATGTCCAAAAAACAATGATTGGTATTGCAGAGGCGTCAAGACGTAATGTTATTGCAAATACCGAAGATGTAGAAAAACTTTTTGCTGCAACTGAATTGATTGGGGGTAGTGCTGAAAGTTTAAGTAATTCTTTTTTAGATGTTGGTGTTGGTATTGGACAAATTGGACCACAATTAGAAGATTCGATTAATTATATCCAAAGTATTGGTGGAAACACAAAGACGGTTATGAAAGATGTGACCGACAATATGTCACAAATGAATAGGTTTCAATTTGAAGGTGGGGTTAAAGGGTTAACAAAAATGGCTGCTCAAGCGTCAATGTTAAGGTTTGATATGAAAGAAACTTTTCAGTTTGCTGAAAAAGTTTTAGACCCTGAAGGAGCAGTTGAAACTGCGGCAGCAATCCAAAGATTAGGTGTTTCAATGGGTAATTTAGCTGACCCATTCCAATTGATGAATCAGTCACTTACTGACCCAGCGGGATTACAAGATAGTTTAATTAAAGCAACAAAACAATTTACGGAGTACGACGAAAAAACAAAAACGTTCAAAATTAACCCTCAAGGTGTATTAACCTTAAGAGAACTTGCTAAAGCAACTAATACAAGTTTTGAAAATTTATCAAAATCTGCATTAGCCGCGGCTGAATTAGACGAAAGACTTTCATCTATTAACCCATCGTTAGTTTTTGAAAATGAAGAAGACAAACAATATCTTAATAATATTGCGACAATGAAGGATGGTAAGTATCAAGTTGAGGTTACGGATGAAAAAGGTGAAAAAGTTTATAAAGACTTAGGGGAAATTACTCAACAAGAAATGAATAAACTTATTGAGGAACAAAAGACCGGGCCTAAAACTCTTGAACAAATGACTAAATTACAATTAGGTCTTGATGAAGATATTTTGGCAAATGTTAAATCGATAAACGCAGCCATATCTCAAGGAATAACAAGTCCAAAACAAATTACAAAAGGTATTGCTGCATCACAAAGAGTTATTAAAACCACTCTTGGTGAGACATCAGATGCATTTAAAGCTAAAGATTTTAGGGATTTAAGTGAAGGAGTACTAAAAGAGTTAGGTAATGTTGCCATGAATTTAAAAGATGGTAACAAACCTCTTACTAGTGCGTTTGAAAATGGAATAAGTGGTCTTGGTGGCGTTTTAGAAGCTTCTCAAAAAAGATTTACTGAAGTATTAAAAGAAGTGGGTGAAAAAATTGCGGCGGGATTAACAAACAACACTGCGGGAGAAAGAATGATAAAAGGTAATGTTAATAAAGCTGTTGAATCTTATGGAGGTAATGTATCAACATCGTCGTCACCAATAACTCCATCAGGAGGAAATAGGGCAGCAACATTACAGAATGGACAAAGTACTGTAACAACTCAAACAACTAAAGGAACTGTTGATGTTGGTGGTAAAATTGAAGTTGATATTAAAGCCCCCAATGGTGTTTCAACAGAACAACTAAAACAAATTTTAACCACTACCTTTAATGAATCAAGATTCAAGGATTATATTTTTAGGTTAATGCCTGATGATAAATCAAAATCACCTGAATCAAATACTTATTAATAATCTATTTATAATAAAAAATCGTAAATGTCAAATAGTCCATTAGATTTCATAAATTCAGATGGTTTCAGAAAGAAATTAATAACGAGAAATTTAGTTCCTTATGCTAAATCTCCAAGCAGGCCTTCTGTTCAAGTTCCGTATGAATATATTTCATCGGATTTATCTGTAATTGATAGTCCTGACCAACTTATTGACAACCCATCATTAGCAAATCAATTATATCCTTTAAATAGATATGGCAATGAGGGAGGATATCTACAAGTTCCTGACCCAAATGGATTGACTAATACAATTTCAAATCAAGGTGAATATGGACCGGGTCAACAAGATGCTCATATTGTCGATGAGGGTTATGACGCGGTAAGGTTATGGAGACCATTAAATGCTTATGCTGATGGGTTAAATGTGTTTGACTCAGCAGAATCATTTTCAAGTTTAGAAACAGTTAGACCTGACCAAGATAGACAAGGTAATGGACAACCATATCCGGGACCAATTGTTTCATCATCGTATTCCCCACTATCAATTTTATTATCAACAAATCCAACCGGTAGTAACGGTAATTTAAGTCAAGATTCGTATATTGCTCGTTTAGGTGCTCAAACACTTAGAAATGAATTCCAAGAAAGAATTGCTGCTCGAATAAGGTTAGAAACAATAGGACAAGCCAACATTTTAAATGTAACTAGCGGTACTGACTTAATTAATATACTATCAGGTTCGGTGCCTATATTAGAACCAAATTGGCAAATAACCGTTCCATCAAATCCAATAACCGCCGCCGCAGATTTTGCACTTCGATTAGGAGGTAGTATTTTACCTATAAGTTTAATTCCGGGGTCGTATTTTGACCCGATGATTAATCCTGGTCAACCTACCACAATTCAACAAGTTACAAACGCAATTGCGGGAACAACTATTGGGAACTTTTTTAATCAATTACTAGGTGCGGGTCAAACCGGGTCACAAATTTTTTATAATAATACAGGCGCAGGTCAAAAATCACGTTTGTTTAAAAATATTGATTACAACAAATACAAACCAAATTTTGAAAGAGGTGTGTTCGATAGAGTTGCCGGGGCATTAACCGGGACATTATCGGATAACAGTAATTTTTATGTTGGTTCAAGAAATTCTGACCCGTCAAGAATATTTTCACCTGGTGGTGATTTACCTGTTGACCAATTTGGTAAAGAACAACAATCACCAGTATATGGACCTCAAGAGTTAGCTCAATTATATGAGGGACCAAGTCAAGATGTAAGATTAGGGGCTAATGGTCCTACCTATTCTAATGGTGGTGGTATTGAAGGAGGATTTACTTGGACATCTCCAAAATATAAAGATAATGCCGGTAAGAAAGTTGGTTTAGGTGGTGTTGTTACAAATGAGGATGAAGACTTTAAACCTTCATCGTATAACACAACTGAATCGACAAACAGGACTTTTAAAGGAGGTTCTATCTTAGATGATACTCAGAGAATTATTAATAGCCAACCTCAAGGAGGTCGAAGATTACAACACGTAGGGAATGCGATTGACCAAGTTAGTAAAGTTTTTCATGATGGATATAAAGAAATTACTAAAGGTTCAAGAGTATATCGATATGTTGGAGCCGTGGGACAAGAAGTTGGAACAGAGTATTGTCGTATTTTTGCTAAAGATTTACCATACCTACAATACAATGATTTACAAAAAGTAGATGGTATAACAACATCAGGTAGAAGATTTTCTGATTCTGTGTTTGATAATACCTATAACTTAAACATCGCACCAAACAAACAAGAAGGAGGACAAGATTCAACTAACCTTATTGGTGGTATGAATAATGGATATGCCAAAAAATATATGTTTTCATTGGAGAACTTGGCTTGGAGAACTTCAAGTACTCCGGGATATTCAGTTGCTGATTTACCAGTATGTGAAAGAGGACCTAATGGAGGTAGAGTTATGTGGTTTCCACCTTATGGATTAACGTTTAGTGAACAAACAACCCCAAATTGGAATCCAACTGAATTCCTTGGTAGACCGGAACCTATTTACACATATAAGAGTACTACCCGTACAGGTACTATAAATTGGAAAATAGTTGTTGACCATCCATCTGTGTTGAATGTTATAGTTAATAAAATATTAAATAATGAAACTAATAAAGTTAGAGTTGATAGTATTTTAGAATCATTCTTCGCTGGGTGTAGAAAATATGATTTATATGAATTAGCTAAAAAATATTATACGGTTAATCCAAATGATTTGTATCTATTACAAGAAGCAATTTCGTCAAAAGAGACAACTAAAGAACAAACTGAATTTATTAAGAAAACAGTTCAGACTGGTGTTAATTCACCAACAGGGGCGGATGTTAACGTATCCCAAGAAGGTGGTGGTGGAAACACTAACGTTGATTTTAAAAAATACGAACAATTAGGGTTTTATTTTGGAAATGATTTCCCTAAAAAAAATGAGGCGATACCAAATTATACTACAGAGTTTACAAGATATACTAGTGCTACTAATAGGCAATATTACAATACTAGACCAAACGCTGAAAAAACTAACGTATTTTTTGAATCGGTAGTTATTCCAAATTATAATTTAGCAAAAGAATTTGTTAATGATTTAGCAAAACAATTAACCCAATATAAAGATAGTGATGGTACTATAACAGTTACTATCGATGCTAGTTGTTCAGCTCCTGCTACTCAATCATATAATGTTGAGTTGGCTAAAAGAAGAATTGCCTCTATTATTAAGTTTTTTGAAGAAAGTGATGTATTAAAACCATTTTTATCAAAACAAAAATTATTACTTAAAGCAACAACCGTATACGGTGAAAATGCTCAAGTATTACAATTTGATGCAGTTACTAAAGCTTATAAAATTGGCACAAATGTGAATTGTTCTGATAAGGATACTGGAGCTGTAGGTGGAGATACTCAAGTTGGCGCAAATGATATTACAACAACAAATGCCATGGCTTGTAGACGAGGTTATGTCAAAACAGTAGTGCCAACGATTAAACAACCAACAACAACGCAACCAGCACAATACACAACAATTGTTGAGGAAAATAAAGTATTAAAAACTGTTAAAGAAAACGTTATAACACAAGAATATAAACCAAGGGATAATATTACTAAACGTGTTTTAAGAGCTTTATTGTCTGAGTGTGACTACTTTGAAACAATCAAAGCTGAGACACCTATGGTTTATGATAACTTGCGAGACAAGTTAAAATTTTTCCAACCGGCATTTCACTCAACAACACCTGAAGGATTAAACTCTCGTCTTACATTTTTACAACAATGTATGAGACCGGGAGATACAATTCCAACGATTAAAGACATTGCAGGTAAACAACAATTACAATACAATAATGCCACAAATACATCATTTGGGGCACCTCCGGTATTGGTATTACGTATTGGAGATTTTTACAATACAAAAATTATTCCAACGTCATTGGGGATACAATATGAATCATTAGATATTAATCCAGAGGGTATTGGTATTCAACCAATGATTGCGAATATTACTTTTGGATTTAATTTTGTTGGTGGAAGTGGATTAAAAGAGTCGATAGATAAATTACAAAATGCATTAACATTCAATTATTATGCTAATACTGAAATTTGGGATGATAGAGCGGATGTTACTGCCCAAGAAGATTTCTTGAAAGTTTTAGATAAAGAATTTTTGGCAATGACAGCACCACCTCAAGCACCTGCGGTCAATCAAGCGGCGGTTGAGAATGGGCAAAATAATAATAGTACCATTGGTGTAACGTTAACAAATGTTTTAACAGGAACTAGTGAGACGGGAACTATTAGTTATTCTGACTTTATGGTTAAGTTTGTTAATGAAACTCAAACATATTTCCAAACAGTTGTTAATAAAACAAAAGAAAGTGTTAATCAATATAACAACGCTGTTAGACAACAATGGATGTTGGAACGTTCTTATACTCAAGGTAATTTTAATGTGACTCCACCCGAGTGTGTTTTATTTGGAAAACCAAGTAATGTTGAAAAAAGGTTTGATACTATTTTTGGTGAACTTGAATCAAACATTCAAAGTGGGAATGAAGGATTTATTACCTTTATGTCGTCCGCTATTTGTAATTTTTCACCAAAAGTAATCCGTCAATTAAAAGAAAATTATAAGAATTTAGTTAAAAACAAAAGAGCATCATTTCAAAATGCTATTACAAAAATAACTCAAGATATTAGTAATACCGAACAAACATATATTCAAACTATAGGAAGAGCTAATATATTAATTTTTGATGGAACTACAAGTTATAATAGTGGTACTGATGGATATCAAGCAAAATCAGGTCCTGTTAAGGTGTATGTGACTAGTGGAACGTCTGATGTTAATGCGTCATCAACAGGGGCTTCTAATACATTAGTAGAACTTACTGACGACATTAGAAAAATATGTGAAGGTATTAAAGAATTTAATTTACTTATTTGGAGTGAAACTGAGTTTGTTAATCCTTTGGATAGTTTAACATATAATGGAGTTTTAGTTTTTGAAACAGACCCTAAAGGTAAATCTCTTGATACCACAGTAACGGTTGAAAATGTATTTAGACCATTTAGTAAAAATACACTATTTGATAATAATATTTTTAGAAGAGTTTATATGGTAGTTTCTGATGATGTTGTTGATGATAAAAAATATGAAACATTTAAAACCGCGATGATTGGTAATATTATTAATAACGCTGGATTATTAAGTGGGGGATTTGATGATGTTGAGGCTAAGTTTGATAACTATTGGATTACTCAAACAAAACCTTTATTTGTTAGTGAAAATAATATAACAAAAGCATTTATTGATGATGTTGAAAAAAATAAATTAAAAAATTATTTAAAATATACACCATTTGATAAGAAAAAAAGGGAGTTTACTTATACAACAGAAACAGATGGTACTGATGATAAGAAAAAATCACAAAAAACTATGATATCTTCATTAGCAGATACGACAAATAGAAACACAGATAATAACAAATGGAATTCTGAAGATGGAGTTTCAGCGGGAGCATACATATCAAAAGTAAAACTTAATTAATGGCATTTCAATATTGGAATAGGTATAGTGAATTTCTAATTAACGGTGAACAAACCGTTGTACCTTACGTGGAGTTACCTCAAAAACCTACAGATAAGGCATTTATTTATAAAGTGGGTAGAAGTCGATTAGATAAAGTATCTCAAGATTATTATGATTCTCCGTATTTTAGTTGGTTAATACTTCAGGCTAATCCTCAATTTGGTGGATTAGAAAATACCATATATGATGGTGCGGTATTGATTATACCATTTCCATTACTACCTTCATTACAGGACTATAAGGGAGCATTAGAAAATCATTTTTATTATTATGGCAGGTAACTTAAAAGCAGACAACAGTGGAGATATATTAGTAGAGTTTGATTACAATAATATTATTGTTGTTGACCCTAACAAAACAATTAACTCAGCGGGTAAAATACAAGAAAGATTAATTGACCATGAGAGTTTAGTTATGTATGCAAATTTGGAAGCGGAAGTTCTTCCAAGAACTAAACTTGCGGTAGGGGCAAGTCCTGAAGATAGAATTAGAACTATATCAGTTGCCAAGATGAATTTTTTAAAACCAACTAAAGATAATTTTTTAGGTGTGGGTTATTATGATGAATTGACTGGTAATAATTCAACGAAGTTTAAGGGTGATAATCAAATGATGGAAAAAAGAGTTCCTGCAAGTGATGGTAATCAAGCTTACACTATTAGTTCACCCGCTGACTTAAAAAATGTATTTGATAATGGTTTATTAGGAATTACATCAATTAATGTAACAACTAACTCATCTTTTGTACCTTCAGTTAATATAAAGTTAGAAGATGTGCAAGGAAAGGCATTGTTTTCATTAGGTAATAATTCACCATATTCTGCTTTTTTTAATCTTCCTTATCCACCATTTTATTTAACACTAAAAGGTTATTATGGACAGGCAATTAGATATCAATTAAATTTAGAAAAATTTCATGCGTCATTTAACACATTTAGTGGTAACTATCAAGTGGATTTACAATTCAAAGGATATAAGTTTAATGTACTTAATGAAATCTCAATGGGACATTTATTGGCGGTTCCTCATATGTATGGACAAACTTTCAATGTTTCAACAACTCCGGGAGGTACTCAAGAATCAAACAAAGCTGCTGAATCTCAATCAAGTGTACAGGGAGCTGTTTCAAAAAACAACTCACAAAGTGGTGATGTGTTTACTACTGAAATAGTTTCTGAAAGAGGGTATCAAAAAATTGCTGAACTTTACAGTGAATATAAAGCAAAAGGATTAATTTCTCCTGATTTACCAGAGTTAACAGTATTTCAATTAATGACTAAGTTAAGTACCTTTGAGAATAATATTATGGATTCATTTCCAAAGGCTAAAGTGGAACCTCTAACTAATATTCGAAGTTATAAAGAGGTTTTAAAACAATATTTTTCTGCAGTAAGAGGAGCAAATACTTCTTGGTTTAATACTTATCTTGACCCAAAACCAATTGTATTGAATAATACAAATGAAAGGATTTATATTTTTAAAAAATTAGAGCAATCGGAGAAAGAGACTGCTGCTAAATTATTGGAAAGTTACGTAAATAAGTTTAATAAAGCTTTATCTGAAAATGCTACATTAGGTAAAAATGGAGCATCTCCAATACCAAATCCAATTAAGTTTGTTAATTTTACAGTTGACCCACCAGCGGATGGTGCTATTAACTGGAAAGAAACAGTTAGAATACAAACAGGGAAAGTTTTACCAACGGAAAAGGACATTATTGCTCTTAAAGAACAGTTATATCAAACAAAAATTCCTATTGTTGTGGTAAATGAGGTTAATGGAAGACAAGTAACTGAAACTGTGAACGCTAGTTTTTTTATTTTTGAAGGTGATAATAGATTTGATAATCAAATTTCATTAATTGAAACAAATGCGAATAAGAAACTATCAGAATATGAATCATCAATTTCTGCGGAATTATTGAGAAAAATTGAAGATACTGATACAGGTCTTGGATTTAAACCAACCGTTAGGAATCTGATTGCAGTTGTAATGGCATCGGCAGAGGCATTTGTTAGATTATTAGATGATGTACATACAAATGCTTGGAATGTTAAATACGACCCTGTTAGAAAAAATGCAATATTAGATAATCCATCATCAGCCCCAAGTACTGAAACAAGAGGAGTTGTAGTTAGGGACCCATTTGCAATAATGAATGATGCTAATTTGTTAAATTCTCAAGAACCGGTTTACCCATGGCCGTTATTTTTTGTTGAAACACCTGAAGATAAAAAAGGTAGATTTCAAATAAAATATATTGCGGACCCAACAATTGTTGATAGAACTCAAGGATATTTGTTTGATAAATGGCCTGAAGTTGAATTTGTTGAGGAGTATATGAAAGGTATAACACAAAAATTCAGTGTCCCACTCGCTCCACCACCATTAGATAATGAAAGAGATACTAATAGAATCAACATTAATGCAATTGAATTTCCGTCAGCAGGATTACCATATGTTAATAAAGAAGAGGTAAAATTCTTTTATGAAATTTGGGAGAGACAATTTTTAACTTCTCACTATTCAGGATTAATTAGGGCTAATTCTAATCAGATTGATGA